ACAATCTCATTCTACCATTATCGGTTAGATTGATACAAGAAGTATCTCCATACTTATTCATTCTTTCAACTTTTTTACCTACAAGTTTCATTTTAATTGTTATATTCAGTTACTGTTTTAATTACACTGTTAAGATCGTTAGTGATCTTTAGATCTTCAAACATGCCACGAGGCGATTTAGCTGTAGTGGTACCATCACTTTGCGTTACAAAGTATCTTTGAATACTCCCGCTTTCATCAGGAGACACATCGGTAAATAGCACTACGGTAAACATACCTTCTACATTGATTTTCTCGTCAACAAGTTTACCGATAGTTTTGAACTTCAGTTTTCTGTTGCCTTGTAAATCTGTAGAAGCTTCAGCATGACCGAGCATTACAAACGTAATATCGTCTCGCATATTCTTACCAGTATTGATTATCTCCCAGGCATGTAAACCTATGTCGGTAAACTTATCAAAGCCACGTTCATTAGCTCTACGCATAAACTCGTTAGCCATGATATATTGAAAATCATCAATAACCACATGTTTGACATGCGGCATATTTTTATCAATATGTTTTAGCATATTGACAATTTTCAATGGATCATCCGTACTCAAGTAATTACCAGTAGGATTATCCTTTGATAGAGCCGCATATTTTGACTTCCAGCCTCTAAATGGAAGTGGTTTATTTGCTACGTTAATGATAAACGTAGCCTTAGAATCAAGCAGTTCTATACTAGTGGATTTGCCACTACCTGATTCCCCAATTACTAAGATTTCTTGACTCATTATGAAAATATTTGATTGTATTCGTCTACTGTGTTGTGTTTTAGATTATCCAACATACTGAGTACTAATCCGCTTTCGCCATCACGATTCTTAATTATATGCCAATAAATCATGGCTTGAGTATGATTGGTCGGATGAACAACAGGGAGATTTTTAGGCCCGTATGTCTGAAGATGAAGCATAAATGGTTTATGCGACACCATTACATAATCGGAACCGTGAAACACAGCATCACTACCGAAGATGTCTTTCTTCATTGGATAATGCTGCATAGGATTCGCTAATCGCTCGGACTTTTCTATCTCTCTGTTGAGCTGACTCAGTGCTATAAAGATACATTTTATTCTCTTCTTTACAAACATAAACATGCCATAAAGTCTAGATAAGATCTCACGTTCTGCTGCACCTTGAGCACCTCTAGTAAGTAGAGTATGGTCAAGGAATATAACAGTACCATAGTGTTTACCTTTTATCTTCTTCTGTTCCTCATGAAAGTTCATTATTGTATTGAATATTTCTTGGACTGTGCCAGGCACGTCTACATAAAATATATCATAGTTAGAAATTTCATTGTTAATATGATTTTCTGCTATTTGAAAATCGCCATCTGATAATGAAGCCTGACCTGAATACAATTCTGTAACAGTTCGTGACATCTTCGCTGATATTTTCCTACCAACTTGTTTAAGTGCCAACATCTCGAAATTAAAACTTAGCACAGAAAAGTTTTCGTTAGGATTATGATCAAAGAAACTTGTCTCTAACTCATTTGCAATACTTGATTTACCTGAACCTGACATACCAGCAATAGTCATAATAGTATTCCATTCGATACCGCCCGTTAGTCTGTTGTTCAGTTTAGGCCATCTTGTTTTAAGCGACCTAATTGCACCCTTTCTCCTCTTATCAATATAATCTAAAGCTTCGGTACCAGCAATACTGATATGTTTGTAGTCTAGACTATTCGATTTTTCCGCCATAATTTACTGTTTTAACAGGTTTGTAATTAGGACCACTAATATGACTAAGAACGTCACGCCATATCTCTTGTAAGAGCCAGTTTTTCAGTGTCTTTAGATACGGAAGATTACCTGAATCAGTATATCGCCTGACATAGTATTCAATTGCATCTTGCATCTGTTGTGGTGTTGCTCTTTTACTAGTTATGATTTTAACATAAAGTTCTTTAATCTCTTTAGTGCCCTCTTTTAAATAAGACTCCGTTCCATTTGTACGTCTTATCTTTACAGGATAAGCATCTAGGAACTTTTTAAACTCGGTATCATATACCGAATCTGATATTTCAGTGATGTCTTCATCACCTAGAAAAGGATTATCAGATTTTTGGTCAGCATAACTATCTACAAGACCGTAAATAAAATCATCGCCTTTTTCTGTACTGATATATCCTTTATCGCCATCAAGGTGTAACAAAAAACCTTTAGTAACAAGTTTACCATACACTGAAAACAGTTTTAAGTCTGTGAATTTCTCTTGGTATTTATCTATAAGATGTTCTTTATCATAGACTTTACAGTATAGAATAAAATACTCCCTAAGAGATAGATTGTTTTCTATCAATGTTTGAATAAATGGTTCACCAATTGCTACCATAATTAATAGTTTAAAGATTAGAATAATTGTCGGCTTGAATTATAAGCCTTTCTCTCTCAACTAAATATTCGTCTTCTTCTGGAAAAGTATATTCATATTTAGTTAACTGCCAATCTCTTACTTTTATACTATTTCGTCTAACGACTCGACCCACTTTACTTTGTCTTTTTGAGTTCTTTTTCTTACCCATTTTACTTCTTGACTACCTTTTATGTAAAGATTAATGTAAATAGCCTCTTTGCTATCATCCGTCTTACGCAACGTTCTTCCTTTTCTTTGGATGTTATCTAAGGCTTTGGAGCTACCAGCAGCACATATACCAAGACTGCAATCAGGAACATTAAGACCTGCATTAAGAGCCTTTACTGAACTAATAACACGTTTATTAGAACTGGCAAAGTCTTCTAATGCTTTGTCTCTTTCCTTTTTAGACAGTTTTGAATGAAATGTAACGCATTCAGTTCCAAGGGCTTCTTGCAGTTTTTCTGCAAACTCAATAGACTCACTAAATACCAATGCTTTTCTGTCTAAGAATTTTTTAATTATCTCATTGGTCATTTTGACTTTATTTATAGCATTGTAGCAGATCTGTTTTCTCTTTTGCATAGTTGTATAGAATATGTTTGCCCATTTTGCTTTCTCTTTATCACGAGATCTTCGCCATTTAGTAGCATTGGCAAACGCACTGTATACTCCTCCCAAATGAGAAGCAGCCTGATTGTAAAGCTTATCCACCCTTTGATATTGAAGAGCTTCGAGGGCTGTAAAACTTACACCTAAATTGTAGACCCTATGTTTTGATACCAACTCTAATTTGCTGGCTTTTCTAAGGTCTGTTTTCATTAATATAGGTGAAAAAGATTCTAAGTATTCTCGATACTCTTCATTCTCAGGGGGAGTAGCAGTTAGACAATAAATAGTCTCCCAGTTATTGTATTCGTAAAAATTACGATACACATGAGATAGAGTAGTGTGTACCTCATCTACTACAACTATAGACCATTTCTGATTTGATAGTTTGTAAGCAGATTGGATACACATAAACTTTACTCTTGGCAGAAGATGAGATAATCCCCATTTTCTGAACTCGTTAACCCATTCATTGTCTCTCAGGTTTTCCGTTGGCACTATAACAAGTGCCTTATTACTTTCTGACATGTTTAATACATGCTCAATTGCCATAATACCTATCCTGGTTTTACCAAGACCAGTAGCAGCAATTGAAGTACCTTTCATGCCATTTTCTTTCCATGTATTAAAATGTAATTGTTGCTCAGTGTCTTTTTCTATATTCAGATTTAATGTTTTCTGCATAATTGTCTACATAATAAAGTACATGACCAGCATATTCTGTATATAAATAAGAATTTTTGTACTGGTATTCTTTTTTCTTTTCTTTTACTGCTTTTTGATAGGCAGCTCTAAACTCAGCAAGCTCTTGTTCGTCAAGAGCAAGCTCGGTTATAAATTTCATATGTCCCATTGGAATAGTGTAAAGTTAATTATTTTTCCCATTTATCACTAATATTCGGATCAGCTTTTAACAATCCAGACGGAAGTATTTCGGTACCAGCCTGTTCCATCAATTCTGCCATAACTATTTTCCATTCATCAGCTTGCTCTGCTTTGCAGATTGTGTCAATTTGATCATGCACTGTCATTACAACTTGTACATCAAATCTTGGATTTGCTTTTAAATACTCTCGTATTTTAACAAGAGCAAGTTTGGTCATATCAGCACCAGTACCTTGAATAGGAGTATTTTTACTTGCTCGTTCAATAGAACCTAACTCTCCTAGTTTAGTACGATCGTTAGCTATACTAGCAAACCAGTTCTCAAACCATCTGATACGTCTGAATGGAGAATAAGTACGGATATGTCCTCTAGTCTTACCATATGTACCAAGCGCTTCTAAAAATTTACCAATTGAAGGAAACGCTTGAAAGTATTTAGCAATAAGATCTTCAGCCTCTTCATTTGAAATATCAAGCGTCCATGCTAGTTTATGTGGGCCCATACCATAAGCAAGACCGAAATTTACGGTCTTTACATTGGTTCTAAGTTTTTTATGCACAGGACAATCACATTTTTGCCTGCTTTTCAGATAAACACAATCATCTTCTGCAGCATCTATCCATTCTTCTCCGTATACAAGATCAGCACATACTGAGTGGAGGTCTTGACCTTCTTCAAGAACTTTATGCCATACAGGGTCTTTAGAACCTTCAGCTATGATACACAACTCTTGAGAACTGTAATCAGCAGAAACATAAACATAACCTTCATTTGCAACAAAACAGTTTCTGAATTTATTGTCAGCAGGGATCTGTTGCATATTAGGAGAATTACTGGCCACACGACCAGTATTCAATATTTGATTGAAACTAGTATGTATTCTACCATCTGCACGTACATTCTTTAGAAATTCTTCACCATAACTGGTTGCAAGTTTCATAGACTCCTTATATTTTATATACTGACCTATGATAGGGAATTTCTTAGAATGTATTATTATCTCTTTGCCGTTAACATTCTCAAGTTCAGGTAAATAAGTTTTAAATACTTTAAGAACTTGAGTAGGGCTAGACCATTTGATATCGATCTTACGTAGCTCTTCTACAGGCGTAAACATATCTGCTTGAATATATTCTGCTTTGAATTTGTTTAATCTAGGATCATTCAATACAGCAGTATCAAGTTCTTTTTCGAGTTTTAAAGCTTCTTCGTAAGAATTACTTGCAATGTCTTTCCATCCAGAAATATCCAACGGTATGCCATTGTATTCAATATCAGCAAATGCAAGAGCTGCATTATTCTCAAGCTCTAATACTTTTTCAAGCTCAAAAGATTGAATAGATTGTAATTGCATTTTACGCATTGCACATAAGTATTTAACATCATTGGCACCATAGACTATCTGATCCTTGTTAAATGGTTGACCTGCAAGATTGATAAATCTATTAAGTACTTCTTTATCCATGAATAGACCTAAATACCTGTTAGCCAGGTCTTTAAGTCCATAACCATAATTTTGTTTACCGCAATGAATAACTTGCTCTGCAAGCATAGTGTCATG